CGCGCGACCAAGATGCAGCTGCTGGAGAACCAGTTCCGCACGATCGGCGCTGAGTCGGGGCCAGCGGGCAATCGCTACATCCAGATGGCGCGCAAGCTGCATGAAAAGACGGGCTTCGGCGCGGCCCCGCAGGCTGGTGCTGGACCCGCTGCAGCTGGTGGCGTGCCTGATCCGGTGCAGATGTACGTTCCGGGAGCCGGATTCCGCTGATGGACCCGAAGGACTTCACGCTCGACCAGTGGATGCAGGGCATCTCCAACGCGGAGCGTGCTGGCGACAAGCGCTCCGCTGATTACCTGCGCGCGCTCGCGCAAAAGCACATGACGGGCGAAGGCACGATGACCGAGCGGATCGGCGCGGGAGCCGAGGACGTCAAGCAGAACATCGCGCGCACCTTCGGCAACCAGACGAAGGAAGGCCTCGCCGAACACAACCGGATCGCTGGCATGGCGGACCCCGGCGGCTGGGGCCGTCTGGGTGGTCAGGCCATGGCGCTCGCCCCGACGATGCTGATCCCCGGTGCTGGCACGGTCGCAGGATCGGCGCTGATCGGCGCGGGCACTGGGGCGCTGATGGAACCCGAAGACCCGATGAAGGGCGCGTTGATCGGTGGCGCGACGGGCGGTGGCGTGGCGAAGGGCCTGCAGATGCTGCCAGCTGCAGCAGGTGCTGTGCGCGACCAGCTGGCGAAGCGCACCTCGCTCTTTCCCGTTCGCAAGCAGGAGATGGCAGAGGAAGCCTTCAGGGGCGTGATCCCGCAGGGCGAGCGCGCGGGCGTTCTCGCCGATCTGCAGGCGCACGCCGATCCGGTGACGCTGCCGGGGTTCCAGCAGACCACTGCAGGCGCGACGCGCAATCCCTCGCTGCTTGAAGCCGAGCGAGCGCTGCGCAGCCAAGGCCAGAGCTATGGCGAGCCGATTCGTCGCCGCGCAGGCGATCAGGCAAAGGCTGTGCAGGATGCGTGGGAAGCTGAATTCGGCGGCGGTGCGAAAGCTGCCGTCGAGGATGTGCGCGACGCCGTCACCGGGATGCACAAGGAGGACATGGCGCTGCATGCGCTGCCGACGAAGAAGAACGTGGGCGGCGTGCTGGATGCGTTCGATGCCGAGATCGAGACGGCGATCGGCACGCACCGCGACAAGCTCTTGGAGATGCGCCACAGTTTTCTCGCCGCAGCGAAGATCGCGCGCGACACTGGCTCGATCGAGCCGCTCGATGCATGGCGGCGCGTGCAGCTGAAGCAGCAGCTGGGGCAACTCTACGATCGCATGAGCGGCAACTACGCACCGGACGCTGCCGGGTTCCTGTCGCGCTCGCTCCAGCGGATCAAGCCAGAGTTCGACGCCACGATGGACAAGCTCACGGGCGGCGGCAGGAGCTACAGCAACCTGATGGGCGATTATCACCAGCTGTCGAAGGAAGTGGGCCAAGCCGCCAAGGGCGAGGATTGGCTGAAGACGTTGAACGCGCGGCCCGAGATGGCGGCTGAAGGCGTGCATGATCCCGTGTCGGTGATCCTGCCCAAGCTGCGCAGTGAATTTGCAGCTGGGCCGACGCCGACGACAAAGTACGGCTCGCCAACGTACAACCCGCAGCAGGAACTGCTCCTGCAGCAGACGAAGAAGGCGCTGGAGGATTCCACGCGCGCGACGGGCGCGCGCGACATCATCCCGCCGGGGTCTTCGACGGTAGCGAACCTGCAGCCGATGAACCGGGTGCTGCAGCAGGCAGCTGCAGCCCAGAAGGCCGCGCAGGGCGGCTTCTCGCTTGGCGAGGGCGGCACCGCTGGCCTTGGTGGACTCGGGATGCTGATGGGGCATCCGCTCTTGGGCGGCGCGGCGATCGCGGGTTCAGCTGCCAAGCACTTCATCGCCGATCCGGCGAAGGCGCGCGCGATGGACGACATCGCCAAGCGCATGGTGGGCATGTTCGCCAACCCGCGCGAGGCGATCGCCGCCCTGCAGAACGTGCCCGTGCCGAACCAGATGAAGCAAGAGATTATGAAGCGCATCACTTACTACGCTTCGCAGACCAGCGCGATCGGCGCAACCAATCCGCAATGAGGAAACGACATGCCGCGTAACGCAGCTGGGGTCTACAGCCTTCCCGATCCGCCGAGGGTTCCGAACACGACGATCGACTCGCCCGATGAGAACACCACGCGCGACGACATCGGGGCGGAACTGACTAACTCGCTCGATCGCAACGGGCGCGGCGGAATGCTCGCGCCCTTCAGGATCGCCGACGGCACGATGGCGGCTCCGGGCCTTGGGTTCCTGAACGAGCCGGGTTCCGGTCTGTACCGAATTGGCGGGAGCGATTGGGCGCTCGCCGTGCAGGGCGCGAAGGTGATGGAGTTCACGCCCAATACGGTGACGATCCCGGTTGGCGTGGCGCTGAACGTCGCTTCCTCGCTGACCGTCGGTGGATTGCAAGTCAACTCCAATCTGATCGTGTCGGGCGGGATCATCAACACTGGCACAACGGTGTCGATGTTCCTTGGGACGAACAATGCTCCGGGATTGGAGATCACCCACGTTACCGCGCCCGTCAACTGGCTGCGGATCGTCCCGTCGCTTGCTGGCAGCGCGGTGGTTATCGTTCCTGCGGGAGCTAGCGCCGACGTTCCGCTTGCGATTGCTGGCAAGGGCAATGCGGGAGTCGATCTCTACGCGAACGGTGCTGGACCGTTGGTGCTGCGTACTCTTCCGGGGCCGGGACCGAATTTCATCACGCTGACCAGTGGAACCAACCCGATCATTGCTGCGAGTGCTGGGAATATGTTCCACACCTCGTTCAGCAATTTCACTGCGGGGCTGACGGTCCCTTCTGGCAACCGCATCTATATTGATGGGGCTGGCGATACGTTCATTGCCGAAAACGCAGCGAACGTGATGTCGCTGTTCACGGGTGGCGTGGAGTCGCTGAAGGTGACTAGTGGGCTGGCGCAGTTTTCCGGCGGACTGTCGATTGCTGCTGCGGCGGCGCTATACCTCGACGGTGGGTTCGACACCTACATTCAAGAGTCGAGCGCGAACACCGTCGCGCACTTTGCTGGTGGCACTGGACGCTTTTTCGTTTCGTCGGTGAACGTGCTGGCGAACACCACTCTGAGCGTGGCATCTGGTTTCGAGTTCAACTTGCTGGGCAGCGCAGGAAGCAATTTTGCGCGGCTCACCTACACCCCTGCTGGCAGCACGACGCTCACCATCGACAACGGGTTCAACGATCTCGCCGCCGAAATCCGGCTGCGTACTTGCACGACTGCAGCCCCGGTGAATTGCTTGGTTCTGTCGGGCAACCTCTGCACGTTCAACCCGAGGGTGGTGATCACCAAGGGAGATACCTCCGAGGCTGCGCCGCACTTGCAACTCATCGATACCGCCAGCGGGTTTGCAGGCGCTCACTGGATGGACGCTACCGCTTACTACATCAACCAGAACGCAGGAGGGCGGCAGGTGCGAGTGTCATCCGGCGCGAATTCCGCTATCGGTGTTGCGCTCGTTGCGGGAGCAACCGCATGGGCGAACTATTCCGACGAGCGCATGAAGGACATCATCGAGCCGATTACGAACGCGGCTGCGAAGGTTTCCTCGATGCGCCATGTCATCGGCACGTTGAAGTCCGACGACAACAAAACGCGCCGTGCCATGCTGATCGCGCAGGATGTGCTGAAGGTGCTGCCCGAGGCCGTTAGCGTTGATCGCGACGAGTACCTGTTGCTGGAGTACAGCAGCTTGATCCCGCTGCACGGTGCGGCGATCACTGAACATGAAGCGCGTATTCGCGCACTGGAAGGAAAAGTATGAGGCGAGACTTCACCCAACCCATCCTCAACCTCGATGGCACTCCCGGCAAGGTTGGCGACGAACCCATTACGCTGCAGACGCTCGCGATGTCGGCGTTGAACACGATCACCGAGGAGGACCGGACGTTGACGGGCAGCGAACGCGCCAAACGCTTCGACATCATGCAGCGCATCTACGCCAGACCTCGCGAGGTCGATCTGACTGCCGAGCAGATCACGCTCCTGAAGAATCTCATCGGCAAGATGTTCGCGCCGCTCGCGGTGGGCCGCGCCTACGAGTTGCTGGAGCAGGAGCCGAAGGCAGTCAGCGAAGGCGCTGCGTGATCAAGGCGTTCAGCATCGTTGGTGGGCAGCTTGGAGCGACAGGTGCCGCCCCGAGCGCGACGAGCAGGTTCAACCAAGGCCTGCCCTACGATGCCAGTGGCGCGCTGCACATTACGCTGGCAGCGCCGATCGCCGTGTACAACGATGGCCTGCCGCAGGCCGCGAACGGCGCGCTGTGCATCGAAGTGGCTGCGCCCGTCACTTTCTCCCACGGCATCGGCATCACCGCAGCTGGTCGCGTTGCAGCTGGTGGCGGGGGTGCTGTGAGCTACGTCGCAGGCGTGCCCATGGGCGCGGGTGGCGGCATCTCCTACGTCGATGCAGCCGCTGGGTTTCCTGTCGCCACGGGCGGCGTGGTCACGATCGACGGCAACTTCAAGGTCCACACGTTCAACGCATCGGGGACGTTCACCGTCACGCAGGGCACTGGCAGCGCGATGTACCTCGTCATCGGTGGCGGCGGCGGTGGCGCGGTGGGCGGTGGCGGTGCAGGAGGATTTCGCACCAACGCGCCTGCGCTCGACTACCCGATCCCGATCGGCTCCTATGCGGTCACGGTGGGTGCTGGCGGCGCGGTCGCCACGCAGGGCGGTGCGTCCGCGTTCGACACGATCAGCGCAGCTGGCGGTGGCGCGGGTGGGATGTTCTCCGATACGGCAACCGGGGCAGGCGGCAATGGCGGATCGGGCGGCGGTGGTGGAGCGAACGCCACGACGCCATTCGCAGGACGTCCCGGCGGAACTGGCAACACGCCCGTGGTCGCGCCTGCACAGGGCAGGAATGGCGGCACTGGTGGACTTACGATCGGCGGTGGTGGCGGTGGTGGCGCAGGAGCGGTAGGGGCCAACTCTCCCGGTGGTGCCACGGGCGGAAACGGTGGGGCCGGATTGTCCAGCACGATCACCAGCGCGACTCCCGTGACGCGCGGCGGTGGTGGCGGTGGTGCCGGGAATACGACGCGAGGTCTGGGCGGTGCTGGCGGCGGTGGCAATAGCGAACTGGGGAACAGCCCCGGTCCCAACCCCGCAGTGGCTGGCGCACCCAATACAGGTGGTGGCGGTGGTGGCGGGACGCAGGTGGCATCCGCCGCTGGCGGCTCCGGCATCGTGATCGTTCGATATCAATTCCAGTGAAGGAGAACGCACCATGAGCGCAGGCATGATTCTGTTGGTCATCGCAATCATCTGCTGGATCGTCGCGGCGATTAACTACCCGCCCGTTTCCAGCGGACCCGTCAACATCGGCTGGCTGGGGCTTTTCTTCTACGGGCTGATGCTGCTGATCGGCAAGTAGATGACCCCGGAGGAGCGCATCCAGCAAAAGGATTGGCAGGAGCGAAACGCCCAGTTCCTGCACGACGTCGTTGGTGGTGTAAGCGACATCGGCAAGCGCGTCGGCACTGCTGTGCTGGACTTTCCGGGGCAGCTGAGAAAGGGCTTGGGTCCATCGATCCAGCGCGGCGCAGGTGCTGCGCGCGAAGTCGAGATGGGCGCGGACCCCACGGGCAAGGCAATCATGCAGGGTGCGCCAGCTGGCTTCATGGCGCAGCTGCTGCGCGATCCGAAGGCCTACCAGCGCATGGCGGATTGGTACTCCAGCGAGCGCGATCGCAAGGGCGAAGTGACGCTGCCCGACATTGCTGGCGCAGTGGTGGGCGAGACACCGGGAGAGATGGCGTTCAACTTGGCACTCGGCCCCACGGGCAAGGCAGTCAAGCTCGCAGCTGGCGCAGCGGTTCCGCTCGCGTACTCCGGGGAGACTGAGGGCGGCATTCCCGCTGGCAGCAAGATCAGCCAGAGTGCGCGCCAGCTACTCGCCAACATGGTGAACCGCGAGGGCCGTCCGGGTGACCTCTCGCGCGTGATGCTCGATCTGCAGGAGCAGAACCTGCCGCAGGAGGTGCTGCGCAAGGCCGATGCGATCGGGCGGGAGTCGGACGCCTTCGCTCGTGCGCGTCCGTACTTGAATCCCGTGCAGCTGGGCAAGGCGACGCGCAGTTCGCAGACGGGCAGGCTGTATGGCGAGAACTACGATCTGCAGCCGCCTGTCGATGAGATCGTCTCGATCATGCGCGCGGGCGAGCCGCGCCGTGGCTGGTACGCTGGATCGCGCGAAGCAACGGGCGCGATGTTCCCCGGAGCCGAAGCCACGCGCGCGGCCTACGGCAAGTCGGCGCTGTCGCCCCAGACCTCGGTCGAGTCGAACCTTGAGAACTTCACCTCGACCTACTTCCCGTGGAAGGCGGCGGGCGAGCCGAAGGACGCCAAGAGCATCAACCGCATCCTCGCGGAGAACGTCCAGCAAAAGCCGATCATCGCGCAGGGCGACGAAGTGCAGCGCTCGATGAGTCAGGTGGAATCGCTCGCGCGGCATCTGAATGTGCCGCCCCGGTTCCTTGCCACGGCGACGCCCGATGAGTTGCGCCTGCTCCTGCAGATGTACGCAGGCAGCACCCCGAGCGCGGGTGCGCAGGTGCGCGCGGCATCGGTGCTGCCCGCGTGGCAGGGCAACTTCCAGCGCGCGCTACGCGGCGAGACGCTGCTCTCCGGCCCCAAGGTCCACAACTTCGCGGGCAACCTCGATCCGCGCAACCCGTTCGCGCCGCTGCACTCCACTGCCGACACTTGGGACGCGACGATGATGGGCCTGCCGCAGAAGAAGTACGCGGGCGGCGGGGCCGATCCCAAATTCGGCGATCCGGGCTACTCGCCGGGGTACTCGATGTCCAGCGCAAGGAAAGGCGAAGCCGCCGATCGGCTGGGCTGGACCCATGAGGAGGGGCAGGAGACCAGCTGGAACTGGACCAAGCCGATCGGCGAGGGGCTGGGCAGGCACGGCGTGATCCTGCCCGACAACGTCATCCAGAACGTCCCTGACTTCCAGAGCCTGCTACGCAGTCCTGAAATCTGGGCGAAGCTGCCAGACGCGCAAAAGCGCGCGCTCGACCAGCTGCAGCCGAAGAGCTTCCCGAGCGCTCCCCGGCATCAGTTCAGCCCAGCCGAGATGGAGCAGCTGCGCCGCGCCGAGCAGCGCATCCTCGCCACGCGAGCGCGCTACAAGGGGGCTGGGGAGGAGTAGAAAATCCCCCGGAAATCCCCCGACAGCACCCCCGATTTTCCCGGAAATCCCCCGATTCTGGCGACCTGTGAGAACCCTCTAGGACTACCTCGATCGCACCCGCTTGCTGGGAAATCATGTACTTACTGGGGCGTGCGCAAAGTTGTCGCGTTTCGTAGGACGAAGACCGACTGAGCGCGCAAGCGCATTGTTTCTTCAGCAAATTCGATTTTCGTACTACCCCGGCTCCCGGAAATCCCCCGATCGCAGGGACCGTCTAGGATCGGCTAGGCTCAGTCGGCGACCGGGGCGAGCTTCCATGCCATGACGAACACCGCGACGTTGGGCGCGTGATCCCACTCGATGAAGTAGCCAAGCTCATCGCCGCGATCGCCCGCCAAGATCGATCCCAGAACGCGCCCACGCGCACCCACCGGGTTGGCGTCCCGATCCTCGGTCTTGATCTTCACGACGCGCGTGCCGCACGGTAGCGCGCCCTCGGCCCGCTCCCGCGTGAAAGCTCCGTAGTACCCCTTGTGGTCCCGGATGCCGTAGGGCGCGTCCTTCACTTCGGCTCCGGCGCGGTTTTGAGCTTGCGGCGCGGCGGCTGGGTCTTCAGTAGCTCGACAGTCAGGATCAATCTGGCGGCTTGCTCCGGGGTGATCTCCAGCCACTTCCCGGCGCGGCCCAGTAGTCGCGCCACGCGGGGCGATAGCCACACCTCGTAGACCTTCGCGCCCCGCATGGCGGATTTGAGCATCTGCCTGTCCACACTATGCGTCATCCGCGCTTGCGCCCCACCAGCAGCACCAGCACGCGGGACAGGCGCTTCACATCGTTCTGGGCGGTGCGCAGCTGGGAGCGCACCAGATCGACAAGGCCCGTGGGCCGCACGATCCGCTCGACGCGCGGCCTCGTTTCTTCGCTCAGTCGCCTCGCGTTCACCTTGGGCTTGAAGACCTTCTCCCAGTTGGGCATGAAGCGCTTCTGCCAGCGATAGAACGCGCCGTCCGCGAGGCGATGCTTCGCCAGCACCTCGGCGACGCTGCGCCGATCGATCGCTTCCTGCAGGATCGCCTTCTTCTGCTCGTCGGTGAAGCTGCGTCGTTTTTTCAATGCGTGGTCCCCTTGTCGTTGGTGAGCGTCTCGATTGCTTCTTCAGCTGCGCCCGGTGCCAGCTGCGCAAGCTCAGTGCCGTACAGGCGCTCCGCGCACCCGGCGCACACGATCTCGACATCAGGGTAGGCCGCGATCACGGCTTGCCCAGAGGGCGCGATCCCCAGCTTCACCCCGCAGTGCTGGCAGCACCAGCGATCGAACACCGTGCCCTTGACGACGTTGTAGTGCAGGTGCGCTGGCATGCAGATCAGGCGCAGCGGATCGCTCATCGCTCAAAGTGCTTCGCCGCGATCACGCGGAAAATCTCCAGCAGGTTGTACTTGCCGCTGACATCGACCTTGTAGACGGTGGCGATCGCGCTCCACTTCTCGCGGTGCCAGCGATCGAACTCATCGACCGTGGGCGGGGCCTTCGGATCGCGGCGGTAGTAGTCGCCAAGCTCAGACCAATCGTTCACGATCGCCTCGGGGTGCTGCATGATCGTGTCCATGAAAGCTTGCGCGATCGCATCGAACATCGCCACGCCGTCGCGCCCTGCGAGCCGCACGCGCGGCGGCAGCTGCCTTTTCTTCGGTTCCATGCCAGCCCTCGTTTCTCCCTCCCGCATCAGTTCTCGCCCTTCTGGGCCGCACGGCGCTTGGCGACGCTCTTCGATTCAACGCGGCGGCGATCTTTGACGCGCCCGTTGACGTTCTTTGCCTTCCTCGACGATTCCCATCCCAGCTGGTGCCGCCGATCGGCGTCTGGCCTCCTGCGCTCGACCTTCTGGCGCAGGAGCGCTGCAGCTGCACGCAGGGCGAGCGCCGCAGCCGCCTCGGCTCCGTAGGCCTGCATCTCCACGATCTGCGCGGCATCGATGTAGGCCTCGCGCTTGGTCTTGTCGTCGTCGTCGTCGGGCATCTTCGTCCTCATTTCGGTTGTTCCCCCGGCAACGGCTGTGCGATCGGCAATTCGCCGAATGTATCGATCAAGAGCTTGCGGACATCCTCCAGCGTCTTGCCGTGCAGGAGGTAGACCCGGTCGTGCCCACCGTGCTTGGCGAGGTCGATCACCATGGGCCTGCCTGCGTCCATGTGGCGCACGTTCACATCATCGATGCCGACGATGAACGCGCCGTTGGTCAGCCGCGCGATGATCATCTCAGTGGTGTGGCTGGGCCTGTGGCGTTGCCGGGTAGCGTGCGCTGATGAGGCGCGTGAGATCGGAGACCCCGCCATTGACCATTACGCGCCGATCGCGGGGAACGGCTTCCTGCGCATGGTGGTTGACGAATTTCGTCATCAGGAATGTCGCCTCGCAATGCTCGATCGTCTTTCTCATCGTGGTGCCGCGCGCGCCGTTATCGAGCCAGCGAAAGTCGAGCAGGGGGAATCGCCGCATGAGTTCCTGCCGCTGGTCACCGTTCAGGCCGACGACCGCGATCCGGTGCTTGTGCAGCTTCTCCGGCAGGTTGCCGTTTGCCGCGATTGGGACCGATGGGTCAATCAGCACCCGGTCGTGTCCGTTGTTGCCGTTTCCGTTCGTCTTCACTGTGTGTATCTCCTTTGCTAGGAGCGGGGCGAGGGCCTCGGCGAACGATGCCGCGAAGAGGTTCGCGCAAAGCTTCAGCATCTCGGTCAACGTCGGCTCCTTTGGTGGCTCCGGTGCAGCTGCAGCTGGCTCGACGTAGGCCGCTGGTGCCAGCTGCTGCGCGGGCGTGTTCTTCTCCAGCTGCTCAAGCCGCTTCGTTAGGACGTTCAAGAAGTAAGTGCCTATGCGCTCCTTTCGCCGCGCTGGCTCGATCACGATCCCCTGTGCGCGATACAGCGCGTCGTGCTTGGCGATGCCGATCTCGGTGAGGCGAAGCTCCGCTGCCTTCAGGACAACCTTCCTTGCTTCTTCGTTGGTCCATCGGTTCCTAGCCATGAAACCTCCACAGTTGGTAAATCGGAAATGAGCAGCTGGCGAAACTGGACGATCGCGATCGCGTAGCGACCGAGTTCTTGCAGGTAGTCCTCGCGGACCTCCTGCGTGTAGAAGGCACGGTTGCAGTTGAAGCAGGAACGCTGGCGACGAACGTGCCACGGCTCGTTGGTCCCCAACCCACCCTCGGCCTGCGTCCCGCGTGTGTCATTGACCCGTAGAGTATCCCGATTGCAATTCGGACACCGCACCGCCGCATACCCCCCTATCGTGCGCCTTCAAACGGACGTCGGCAAGACTGTGTCAACCCCGCCCTCATTTGGGGGTCGAATCGACACTGGGGTGTCGGCGAATTGACGACAAGATTGCGCCTCGCAATACATGGGCAACAAGTGTCCGAAATTAGCGACGCTGAATGGATTTTCAGCATGGTTGGCTGGATGAACATCCAGTAACGAAAAAGGGGCCGCGCCCGGTCCTGCAGCGCGGCCCCAGCCAGCCCCTGTGGGCCGTCAACTCCCTTACCGAAGCTGACAACAGGCTGGCAAGACAAGCTTAACATTTGGGGAGTACCATTTTGGGCTATGACCGACAAGTTAATCAGCGCCAAAGAATTCGACGCACTCAAATTGCCCGACAGCAAGACGACAAAGGCGCTGCGTCTTCATCTGGTGGAGGGCATGTTGATTCCAGCTGCAGCAGACAAGGTTGGAATCTCCCGTCAAGCCGTGCATGCGGCGATGAAGCGATTGCCTCATCGAGCGTGTCCCGTGTGCGGACACATCCGCGAGATCACGCTTCGATAATCCGAATCTTGTGGACCCACAGCATTAGCTTTCGCTTAATGATGTAGGTCGGCAGTTTCTTGGTGACGGGCGACTTCACATCGATCACCTCGACGCGATCGTCGGCATAGGTCACGACGAAGTCCGCGATGTACTTCACCTCGCGCTCGATCAGGCGACCTGTACGTTCATCCAGTTGTCGGGGCAGCAGCTGGAACGGCACTTGGCGCTCGATCCTGACCACTCGATATCGGGCCTCGGTCGCCGCCTGCATGGCGCACAGGCGCAGGTAGGTCGCCGCCTCACGACGGCTATCGAACCTGCCCGTGGGGAGGTTCCGGTACTTACGTTGCCGGGGCGGGCGTCGGCGGGCTGAAATCTTCATAGGCCTCGGCGATCCAGCTGCGCGTCTCCATGGAAGCGAACAGGCCGGGGTAGGTCTTCATCGCCATATCGATCGCGTCGCTGGGGGAGCGCCCGTAGAAGGTGCCGGGGATCGTGATGGGGCGCTGGTTCCCCGGCGAGGTGTCGGTCAGGACCACCCGGAAGTCGCGATCGTGGTGGTCGCGCTTGCGGTACTTCAACTTGCGCTTCTTCGCCGGAGCGCCGTGCGAGCTTCGCGTCATCGGGTGATCTCCGAGAAGTTGACCGGGACCAAGTCGGGCCAGCCCAGCTGCTCGTCGCCCGCGACCATGGGCCTGTAGCTCTCCCACTCCAGCGCCAGCACCGCGCCGTCGCCCTCGCGCATCCTGTCGATCGCGCGCTCGCCGATGTACTTGGCTAGCTCGATGTGGGTGAGGTTGGTTGCGACGATCGTCGGCAGCACGCGGGCGTAGCGCTCGTTCATCACCTCGCCGAGGAGCGCCAGTTCAAATTCGGTGCCGCGCTGCATGCCGACTTCATCGAGGATCAGGAGGTGCGGCGCGTAGAAGGCGGCGAGGGCGTCGCGCTCGCTCATCTGGGCGTTGCGATCGAAGGTCTGCTTGACCGAGCGGATCGCGGCGCTCACGGTGGTGTACCAGACGCTCCTGCCGCTCGCCAGAACGACGCTGGCGATGGCGCAGGCAAGGTGTGTCTTCCCGGTGCCGGGACGCCCACACAGGATCAGGCCGCTTCCTTGGCGCATGCGCTGCTCGAAATTCTCGGCGTAGCTCCTGCAGAATTTCGCGACGGTGCCCTGCGCCCCAGCTGCAGCACGGTAGTTGGCGAAGCTGCGGTCGCGATAGCGCAGCGGGATCTCGGCGCGGCTGATCAGCGCACGCACCGCGCGCGAGCGCTGGATGTTCTTCTGCGCGTTCGTCTCGTCGGCGACGCAGGAGGGGCAGCGCGCGGGGTACTCGCGATCGCCCACCACGACGACGTTCGCCATGTAGGTGCCGTGCTGCGCGCACTCAAGTTTTTTTAGACCCATCGCCGTCTCGGAACCAAGGGATTTCATCGACATTGCTCGCTCCCACGCTGTAGTCGCGCTCTGCAAATCCGCCTGCAGCTGCAGCTGCGCCGTTGCCCTTCTCGGGCTTGATCTCGTACAGGCCCGTCCAGCTGCCCGCGATCGACTGCTCCAGCACCATCTGCGGATCGTGACCGTAGGCGCGCAGCCGTCCGAGCTTGGCAACGGCAAGCTCCTGCGCGTAGGCGGTCATCGGCTTGCCGAGTCGGCGGCGCATCTCGATGAAGGCCTCCCACGCCTGCATCGGGAGCCACTCCGGCGCGATGTGTTCTGTATACGCTCCGTGCGTATACACATCGCCATCGGCGTTTTTCTCCCCTTGCGTATACAAATCGTGTTGGCACGCTTCCTGCGAAGTGCAGTTGTCTTTAGTAGTTGAATTAGTAGTAGTAGGTGTAGGTATAAGAACAGGGGATTTTGTGTATACGCTCGCCGTTCTGCGCTTGGCGATCCGCAAATAGGTCTGGGCGCGCACCTTCGCGATCGCGCCGTTGTGGACGGCGAATTTCGCGACTTCCAGTTCGTCGCCGCGCTCGATCAGCCAGCCCACTGCAAGCATCGCGTCGGCGAAGTTGCGATTTGCCGCGATCTTGTTGACAGCGTCCTTGCTGACGACAACGCGCTTGTTCACCAGCGTCAGCACCTCGTTGTACCAAGCGAAGACGCGGATCAATTTGCCCAGCGCGCTGTCTTGCGCGATGTCGCAGTGCTTGGCGATCGCCGCGACCTCGGGCTTGTCGGGCAGCGACCACTCGATCTTCATCCAAGTCATGCCGAGCAGGGTAAATCGCGTCCTACAAGCGCGACCGGATCGGCCCAAAATTCCTACCCGTAGGGAAAAACCCCCCTTTTTTCCCTACCCGTAGGGACTCCAACACTAGGACTTCGCAAACACGCTGATCGCTCGTAGCTTTGTCGTCGTCAACAACGAGGAGAAGCGGATGGCAAAAGTCAACGAGATGCTGGAGAGCAGGTTCTTGAAGCAGGGCGATATCCCCGACGAGATCATGGTCACCGTCGAAGCCGTCGCGAAGAAGAACGTCGCGCGCGAAGGCGATGACCCGGAGCTGAAATGGCTGGTCAAGTTCGTCGAGTTCAAAAAGCCCATGGTGCTGAACGCGACGAACATCAAGCGCCTGAAGAGCGCGTGCGGTTCCGACGACACCGACGATTGGCGCGGCAAGAAGGTCTCGCTCTACACCGATCCCGATGTCGAGTACGCCGGGAACATCACGGGCGGCTTGCGCATCCGCGCTGGCGCTCCAGAACGCTCCAAGCCTGCAGCTGGCCCGAAGGAGGGCAAGTTCGCCGACATGGAAGACGACATCCCCTTCTAGAGGAACCATGGAAACCGCCGCAACTGCAGCTGTAGCGAAGAAACGCAAGGACACTCGCGTCACCAGTGAAGCGGTGCGTCGTGCCCACGATGCGCGGCGCACGCGCTCGATCCTCACCGTCAACGGCATCTCGCCGGGTGTGCTGAAGACGATCGCGAAGGAGGACTTCAAGCACCTCGACGTCGATCCGGCCTACCAGCGCGGCGAGACGGGCATGGTGGGCCAGATCATTAACGCGATCCAAGCGGGCGGGAAAGTACTCGACCCGGTCACGCTGTGCCGCCGCACCAAGTGGGGCAATCACAGCAAGCTGTGGATCGTGGACGGCTACCAGCGCGCGTGCGCCTTCCAGCAGATGGGGATGAGCTTCCAAGCGATGGTGCATGAGAGCGAAAATCTCGAGTCCGAAAAAAACTTCTTCCTCGCACTGAACGCTCGCAAGGGCATCAGCGCCGATGTGATCGTGAAGTCGTGGACCGGACCCAGCGGCAAGTTGATCGGCGATGTCGCGAAGAGCTACTCGCATCCGCTGAACGAGCGCGTCCACTTCTCGCAGGGGACGAATCCCAATCGCCTGTCGGCGAGCTTGTTGTCGCGCGGCGCGCTTACAGCTGCGATCGGTGTTGATCCTGTCGGCCCGATTCAGGAAGCGCTCTCGCGGCTCGACATTGCGCTGTCCAGCCCCGCCAAGCGCAGGCTCGCCGAGCAGTACCTGCAGCTGATGGGGCAACTGTTCCCCAAGGGCGGCACGATCCTGCTCGTCGCGGTGTCCTTCGCGCACATTGCGCACGATCGCTTTGAGAACAACGACGGCTTCCCCTCGATGCGGGTGATCGAGCGCCTGCGCAAGGTGAACTGGCGCACGCAGGTGCCGAGCCTGTCGATGAAGTATCGGCCCGTCGTGATCAGCATCATCAACCGCATCTGGAAGCGATGAGGCGATGCGAATCGTCTGCTCGCGCTGCGGCTGGGTCGGGAACATCAACGCGACGTTGATCCCGGAAACATTCGGAACCGAGCCGCACGAGATGGTGCGCGCAGGCGATCCCGACACCAGCCGTGCAGCTGCGCGAACCGTCGATACGGTGACGCTGGAGGAGAAGGTCTTCAACATCGTCGTGAGCTTCGGCGAGCGTGGCTGCATAGGCGACGACGTCGCGGCGCAGCTGGATAAGCAGCACCGACGCTGGAGCATCTGGTCGCGCATCGCGAAGCTGGTGCAGCGAAAGCAGTTGTGGCTCACGGGCGAGAAGCGCCTCGCGGTCACGGGCCGCTATCAGCAGGTGGTTGCCGTCATGCCAAAGACAGAGGAGTAGCCATGGACATCAAGACCTCGATCGACGCCTTCATCGACATCGAGACGCTGCCGACGAATAGCCCCGCAGTCGTTGCCCAGCTGCAGGAGGGGATCAAGCCCCCGAAGACGCACAAGAAGCCCGAGACGATTGCCGCGTGGATGCGCGAGGAAGCCCCGATCGCGCTCGCAACCGAGATCGCGATGACTGCGCTCGATGGAACCTACGGGCGCGTGCTGTCAGTCGGCATGGCGCTCGATGACGGCCCGGTGGAAGTGTGGATCGGCGAGGAGGTCGAGGTGCTGACCGAATTCTTTTTCGCTGTGACCGAGATCGAGCGCGTGCAGGGGCCGTCGATCGGCGAGTACCAAGTCGAGGTGAACTGGATCGGGCACAACGTGCGCGCCTTCGACATCCGGTTCCTGTACCAGCGCGCGGTGATCAACAAGCTGAAGATGCCGCGCACGCTGCGCGAAGCCGCGCTCTCGCGCAGCTGGCCTCGCGGCCTGCAGGACACGATGCTGCTGTGGAACCCCCAGCGCGACTACTGGATCAACCTCGGCAACCTGTGCCGCGCGATCGGCGTGCCATCGCCCAAGACCGACATGGACGGCTCCAAGGTCGCCGCCGCATTTGCAGCTGGCGAGATCGAGCGCATCCGCGCCTACCAGACGGGCGAGATCGAGGCGCTGCGCAGCTGCTACAGGCGGATGACCTTTGCGTGAAGTCACGCCCCTCGACATGGGACGCCAAGCGCGCGGAGCAACAGCGCAAGCGGCGTGAGCAAAAACGCGGCGAGCGCGGGCGCACCATCTGGCAACCCGCCGATCTCGCCTTCTACCGAATCGCCAAGATGAAACGGACGCCATGAACATCGAAGACCCCAAGCTCGACCAGCACAAGTTCCAGCCCGTCATGCCCCAGCTGCAGGCGATCCTCCAGCCGCTGTGCCCGCACGGCTTCAAGGTGCTGCTGGTGGTGCTGGAAGCAACCCAGCCCGTGACCGAGATGCCGATGACCCAGCCCGCTGCGGTGTACATGATCACCGACATCAAGGACGCGACGATGCTGCTGGACCTCCTCACCAGCTGCACGGCGCGCATGTCCGCAGCCGTCCCGATCCACTGAAAGGGCGACACTCCCGTCCCCGCCTAGCGCCCCGCCGCCCCCTGTAGAGGGGGAGGGTGCCCCGGATGATTAGTCGCCTTCTGTTGACGTACTGTTGCCCCTGAGCCGATAATGCAGGCCTTACCGACGCACTGGAGGTGGATGAAGGCGACCTACTACTCGCGCATCAGCGGCGACTCGATGCAGTCAATCAAGCATCGACGCCGCCGGGGCGAGTGGAGGGAGGGCCAGCACATCCAGCTTCGGGGCGGGGTTCTGTGGGTCAACCTTGAGGAGATTGAAAAGTGGCTACAAGGACAGAAGTGAAGCGGGACGAGAAGACGGGCATCTGGAACGTACACGGCGTGCCGATCGAGCGCGGCTGCGGCATTCGCGTCAAGGCCGGGAAGAAGGGCACGACGTTCGCGATCCGGTTTATGAACGGTGGGCGCGAGTGCGAGGAGTGGAACCTCACCGCCGACAACAAGGCCGATGCGAACAACGCGAAGGACAAGTGCCTCGCGCGCCTCGGTGCGATCGGCGACAAGCAATCGCAGGTGGGCGGCACGCTGGACGCCAAGCAGTACAACGAATTCTTCAGCGGCTCGCCGCGTGCCGAGTGGTTTCGCGGCAAGGGCGAGATCGACACGGGCGCGCTGAAGGTTGATGTGCTGCTCGCCGATTGGCTCGCCGATCGGCCCACCAAGGTCGAGGACGTCTCGGTCGTGAACAGCAAGCGCTACATCGATGACTACATCCTGCCGTACTGGACGGGCAAGAGCGCCGCCGACATCAGCATCGAGAGCGTGCGCAACTTCGTCAAGCACCTCGCGAAGGAAACGAAATTGTCGGCGACTTCCCTCGGGTGCGTCCTCACGCCGCTGCGCAACGCGATCGACTTCGCGATCCTCGACTCGGAGAAGTTGAAGGGCTTCGCCAATCCGATGACCAACCTGAAGTTGAAGCCGATGGTCACTGCGTTCTGGCACAAGGATCGCAAGGACACGGGCTACAAGCCCAACCCCTACACCGCAACCGAGCGCGCGAAGTTCCTCGCGCACCTGCGCGCCAAGGGCAAGGTGGACGTCGCTGAACTGCTGGAGGTGTGGTGGTACACCGGGATGCGCCCGAGCGAAATCTTCGCGCTGGAGTGGAACTCGGTGTACTTGGACACCGATGACAAGGACGGCTACACCAGCTGCATCCGCGTCACGCAGGCGTGGAGCGACGGCAAGATGGGCAAGGGCAAGACGCCCAAGGCGATCCGCCGCATCCCGATGATCGGCCCGGTGGAAGCGATCCTGCGCGAGCGCCTCAAGCGCGTCATGGCGGCTGGCGTGGAGCGCAAGAACAACTTCGTCTTCCCGAGGAAGGACGGCACGCCGCACGCCTACATCGCGCGCAACTACGGGATCATCTGGAAGCGCAGGTGCAAGTCGGCGGGGGTGACCTACCGCCGCCCGTACCAGAACCGCCACACCTTCGCCTCGATGATGATCAAGGCCGGGATGGACGTCGTGCAGCTGGCAGAGATCATGGGGCACGACGATCCGGCGGTGACCTACGCCTTCTACATCACCTTCATCGAGGAGGCGCGCTCCGAGGCGAGCCGCAACGGCTACGATCTGCGCAACTTGAACCTCGCCAAGATCGCGGCGTAGACTGAGCATCCCCTCCCCCGGTTTCCAGCCGGGGTCTTCGCCCCGGCCTGACCGGGGCTTTTTTTTGCCCGTGACCGGGTGTAGGCTTTTCCCCCGCGTTGCGCCTTCGCAATGCGCCAACCCCCATAGGAGCTTGCCATGCCTACTTCGCTGTCCATCGTCCAGACCCGCTTCCCCAGCGTGATGCGCGTCGTGAAAGCCAAGCGCGATCTCGCGATCGAGATCACCAAGACCGATGCGCGGATCGGTCAGAAAAAGGATCACAGCGCGTGCGTCGTCGCCGAGGCGTGCAAGAAGAAGCTCAACCTCGATGGCTGCATCATCTCGATGCAGTCGGCCTACCTGATCAGGGGCGAGGTCGCGACGCGCTACAAGGTTCCCGAGGGCATCTCGCGCGAGCTTGTGAGCTTCGATCGCGGAGCCGGGTTCGCGCCGGGGGAGTACACGCTCAAGGTGCCGCCTGTCAGGATCGCGCATGCCAAGCCCAAGCGCGCGACCTCGCGCGGCAAGACCGTCAGCCGCAGGCACGGGCACAAGGTCACCAGTGGCGTTCGCGCCCCGCTCGTTCCGCTCCAGTAGCGCCAGAAAAGAAAAACCCCGCCGAAGCGGGGTCAGGTCTTGCCACGATCGCGCAGGAGCGATCCGGCGCTAGTAGTCCTCCTCGCGCCCGCCGATGTCGTCGGGCCACGCACCGCCCGGTTCCTGATCGTCCTCGCCGGGCAGGTGCGCCACGCTCACCTGTGGCCCGGTGAACTTGCTGTCCCAGCACTCGGCGACATCGGGGTGGGCGGCGCGGGCTGCGGCCTCATCGGGGAAGTTGTCGATGAAGTGGCGCAGGGTCTGGCCCGCCAGCACGCTCGACGCTGGCGCATCCTTGAAGCCCACGACGTCCACCCCGCCATAGGTGCCCCGGCGCAGGGCCTTCCACTGCCAGCCGCCCTTCACTTGGCGCTCCCGGTGAGCCGCTGGTCCATCTCCTGCTGCAGCTGGGCCGCGTGCCGATCGGCGACAAGCTCACAGAGCAGCTGCAGCTGGGGCGTGACCGCAGTCTTGCCGTTGCGGTAGTAGCTCACCTGCCGCGTGCTGCAGCGAAGCTCACGCGCGGCCTCGGCGGCGCTCCAGCCCATGCGTTTCTGCCACTTCTTGAATTGTGTTGCGGTCATAGCGGTTCTCCACCTTCGTCAATGATGAACATTGCCAGCACGCCTGCTGCGAGCAGCATCGGCGGGAACACGATCGCGAGCAGGCACAGCACGATGAAGATCGCGAACACGACGAGTCGCGCCTTCATCAGAATCCCCTCGACGCGATGCGCTGGACGGCTGCATCGAGATCGGCCTTCGACACGCGGGGCTTGGCTACGCGCTCGACATCGAAGGCGTCCATCGCCTTGTTGAAGCCATCGGCGTCGCCATCCGAGTAGTTCCAATCGTTGATGCAGTCTGCGCCCTCGCCGAGGATGAGCAGCACGCCGTGTTCATGGCGCGCGGTCAGGTGGCGCGTCTGCTGCGCGCGCTTGCCCGTGGGGAGCTTGTTCGTCGGGACGAAGCGCAGGGACGCCTCATCGAGGTTGAAGATGAGATCGAGCGCCTCGGTGATCGTCTTGGGGTAGGTCAACTCCTCGCCGTCGTTGATGCGGAACACGCTCCAGCCAGCGCGGCCCATGTGCGCGATCAGGGCGCGCACGATCGACTTCTCCAGCGCGATGCGGCGCACGTTGTCGTGGATTTGCTTGACGCGCTCCGGGGCGAGCGTCTTCGGCCCAGCTGCAGCTGCGGCTTCGCGGCCCAGCTGGAACAGCTGCTCCTTCCAATCGTTGATGAGCGGGGTGAGGTGCTGCGTGCGCAGCTGCGCCCACTCAAGGATCGGCGCGCTCTTCACGCGCTTGCCCTTGTCGGCGGTGTTGGCCTTGTCCATCTCCAGCTGGAGCTTGGCGGCGACGTTCGCCGCGAGCGCCTTGTCGGCGAGGAAGATCGCGTCGCCTACGAGCGCGATCTCGCCCCGGCGGGTGCGAAACGGCAGCGCGTCGTCGGCGAGGTAGACGACGTATTTGCCTGCGGTGCAGGGCAGGTTGAGCGCTTCCTCGCGCGCCATTTCGAGCGATCCGATGATCGCGTTGATCGATTGAAGCTGGGTCTGGGTCTGTAGTTTTTTCACTGTGATCTCCAAGGTAAGTTGGTTAGGACTTCGGTGCATCGAGCATGCCCAGAAGGGCGCGCGCGTCTTCGACTGCGGGTGCGAACTCGGCGGGGAACGGATCGGGGCCATCGCCCATCGGCACGGTGAGCGGCGTGGCGATCGCGACGAGCGCGCGCAGTGCGGCGTGCAGCTGGGGCGCAGCCGCGATCAGCGCGCGGTTGTCCTCGGCGACGGCCCACTGGCCCACCTCGTTCGCACCGAAGCGCACGATCCAGCCGTTCCAGTGTGCGTCGCGCCCCATGGCGGCGCGCGTGCGCAGCGTCTCGCCGTGCCAGAACCACGGTCCCGGTGTGTGGCGTGGCGTCGCGCCAGCGCGATCCTGCTTGATCGTCGCGCCTTCTGGCTCGATTTGCGTGTCGCCGTGCGACAGGAGGTTCCTCACCTGCGATCGCATGATCTCGATCCAGCCCGCGAGCGATTCGCGATCGCGCTTGTTCTTCACATCGCGGATGCCCTGCTCGATCACGGGCAGGCGCTTGGTCAGGTCTTTCAGGAATGCTTGCGTGTTCATCGTTGTCTCCAAGGTAAGTTGGTGGGTCATGCTGATGCGTTGATGTACTGCGTCATGCGATCGCCGAAGGCCTTCGCCTCGCGCCAATCGTTTTGATTCCTGCCCTCGCGGCGGGCAGCGTAGCTCCACGCCATCGAGTCGGCGGTGTGCAGCAGTTCGTTGATGCGCCACTCCTGCAGGGAGGTGGTCTTGACTCCGAAGCCGTGCAGCTTCAGGTCTGGGCGGTAGTCGAGGATTTCGGACAGCACCATCCAGATCGAGGTGACTTCGGCATTCCTCTTGCACACCGATCCGACGCCCACCCACGCGCCGTGCGGCAGGTAGCCAAGCTCCTCGTACATCTTGATGTGGCGGATGTAGTCGCCGATCGTGCGGCCCTGCAGGACCGGGAGGATGTACGTCGGGCAGTTGATCGCGTCCATCGCCATGCGCAGATCGATGTAGCGCGACACGGTGAAGCCCTGATGGATGGCGACGCCGTGGCGCAGGCCTGCGCCCGTGCGGATCAGCTGCTCGTCCTCGCACATGAAATCCTGCGCAGCTGCCGCGAGGAGGTTGCCACAGCGGCTCCAGCGCTTGATCTGCGCGGCGTACACCTGCGGCTCCTCCGGGTAGTAGCCATGCGTGGCGATCGTTGAGAACGCGCCTGAGTCCATGATCCAATCGTTGACGACGAAGTCGGCCTTGCGATCGCGCAGCCGATTGACGCTGATGAAGGCGCGATCGAAGTGCTGCGCATCGCAGGGCTGGTGCAGGCCGGGGAAGAAGTTCACTTGGCCCCCTTGCGTGCCTTGTCGGCGGCGATCTCGCGCATGATGATGGCGCGGTTCTGCACATCGAGGTCGATGTCGGCCTGCGGGATTTCGATGCGCGCCTCGATCCCGGCGCGGCGGAACATGTCGTTGACTTCGCTCGCGGCGAAGGCGAAATCCTTCGGCTCGATCCACATCGTGTAGATGCTGCTGGTGTAGAAGCTGCTCGACTCGCCCTCGATGAGGTAGTAGTAGCCACGACCGCGAACGAGGCGCTCCTCGCGGCCCAGCGCCTTGAGGGCCTTGTTGATGCGCGTCACCGCGCTCACGGGCTTGGCGATCGAGCGCTCGACGTTGCGGATGCACGCTTCGCCATGGATCGCCCACCAGATGTTGGTGACGCGCTTGAGCGGGGGCAGGCCATCGGCGGCGCGTGCGGTGTTCAGCTGTGCGAGGGCGGCTTGCTTTGCGGCGGATACGATCTTGATGCTGGTCTGTTTCACTGTGTTCTCCAAGGTAAGTTGGGTTGGGTGATCTGCGACGAGCGCATTGTCGAGGGCGTTGTGATCGCCCTCTGCAATGGGCTATCCGCGATAGGCGCGCACCTCAAGGCCATGGGCCTCGGCATAGAAGTCATAGACATCGGCGAGGAGCGCGTAGGCGCGTCCTGCGTCGGCGCGCAGCGTCGGGCGGTATCCATGGTCCGCGTGCTTGCCAACGAGCGCCGCGATCGTCGTGCAGCCGGGCATCAGGTCGGCGGTGAGCTTGTCGCCGATCGTGACCAGCTGCTTCATCGCGTTCGCCATGTTGGCGCGCGCGCTCTGGGCGAGTGCGGACTGATCGGCGGCGATCTTGGCGATCCGGTACGCGGCGATCCAGTGCGGGATCGAGGTGCGCATCAGCTGCACCTCATGCCAGTACAGCGGCTCGGCTGGTGCGGTGAGTGCCAGCGGGTTCTTGGCGAGGTACTCGTTGCGCGTGCGCTGCCCACGCATCACCTGCGCGGTCGAGATCGCGTCGTCGATGTCGGTGGTGTAGTAGGCCGTCGTCTCGCTGGTGTTCCACTTGCTGCCATCGGCGAAGTTGACGCGATACTCGCCATACTTCTTGCGGATCGTCATCCTGAACGGGACGAGGATGTTCTTGGCTTCTTTCATCGTGGTGGTCTTCGTTTTCATGGTGATCTCCAAGGTAAGTTGGGTGGGTGCTGCTCTATGCGTACAGCGCGTCACGCGCTGCGACGAATGCGGGGCGGCGGGCGTCGATCAGTTTCTGGATCGCGATCGCCTTTTGGGTGTAGCCATCCTTCTGTGCGCGCTTGAGCTTGGCGTGGAGCGACTTCCACGGGCGGAACTCGGCGAGGAAGAGCTTGCCCAGATACTCCTTGCCGTCGTCATACTGGGCGAACGTCTCGTTGCCCATGTCGGCAAGCCCTGCGATCGAGACGAGGCCGCGTGCATGCGCGCCGCGCTCCATCTCGACAGCGCGATCGAAGAGGTCGCGGTGCATGGTCTTCAGCCACACGATCTCGACGGGCTTGGACGCGGGGCAGTGGTAGCACGCGCTCTTCATCGGCACGGGCAGGCCAGCGGCTGCGATCTGGCGCATGCACTCCTCGCGATCCCAGCCCCACTCGATCAGCGGGTAGCGGTTGACGGTGCCGGGAATCTGGCGACCTTCGCTCTTGGCGCGAGCGCAGCGTGCGCTGTCGCGATCGCCAGCATCGTAGCCAACGCACACAGTGATCTGCGCGCCAGCTGCACGCGCCTCGATCGCGAGCGCCCACTGGGCGATCCACTTCTCCTGCGGGTCGATCTTCCACACCAAGCTGCACTGGTGGGCCTTGTAGGCGAGGGCTGGCAGCACGCCGTTGCGCAAGCAGGATTCGGAGAGCGAGACGTCGCCCGACTTCGGGCGCGGGTTCTTCACGATCGTGACGCGCGGGAAGCCGACGCGATCGAGCCACGCATTGAGCGTGTCGATGTAGGCATACGTCTCGGGCTTCTCGTCGCCCGTGTTGGCGAACACGATCGCGTCGGGCCGCTCGCCGCGCTGCGCGAGGCCGACGAGGACGGCGACCGAATCGACGCCCATGCCGAGGGCGACGTACAGGGGCGAGCCGATCTGCCGCACTGCGGCTGCGATCGCGTTGAGTTCCGGGGTGCTGGTTTGCATCTGCTGCTCCAAGGTAAGTTGGGCGTGCGTGGGTGGGCTGTTACGCGTAGCGTAACAGAAACAGTTGCAGGTGTGCAACTATTTCGGAGGCATCCATATGTACAGGGACCGAGGTGCAGCTGCAGCTGGAGCCGGGGAAAGGCCTTGCGGTGCGCAGGGGAATGGACTGATCTTGTAGGACAGGGCTGTGGATAAGTGCCGAAATCCGAAAAGGCGATTTCGCGCTGGTGCCACGCAGGGACTGCAACCCTTGCAGGGGTAGCCAAAATCGGCGAGCGCGGCTCCTGCGCGATCGTGGCGCGATCTGGGCCTATGCCCAAAAAGAGGATATCAAGGGCTTACGGTCAATACCTCGACAACACTTTAACTGTGTAGGACAACAGGCCAATTAGGCCCCACGGTGTGTAGGGCTAGGCGTGGCGCTTGCCCTTCAGCTGGCGCTTGCAGGCCTTCAGGTCGAGCGCCTGTTCGGCGCACTGCTGGAGCTTGGCGGCGAGCTTCTTCGATCCAAGGCGCACCAGCGCGTGCAGGACGTTGGAGGACACGCTGCGGCGCGCCGAGCGCCACTGGGTCAGCATCACCGGATGCAGGCGCAGGGCGCGCGCAACGTGGCGCACCTCGATGTCGGGATCGCGCGACATCAGCACGGCAGCGATCTTGAACTCCTGCGGGTAGCTCGCACCTCTCGCGCGAGCCGTAGATGCACGCTTGAATTTCTGACTTGGCATGACAGTCCCTGTGTTGGTTTTGTTGGGCAAATCCATCGAAGTGTATACGCGAGCAGCGTATGCAATCGATGACTGTTTCACATGGAACACCAGCGCGTGTGATCGGCGGCTCCCACGCCCACGGGCGCTGTGCGCGCATACATGTGGTGTGCATCCGTACAGCGATAGGCATTGACTAAGGCATGGGCATGGCGCGATAGTTCGCGCCTATGAGCAACGACAGCGCGCAGCTGGACAACGACACAAGCGTCGATGCGCCCAGCGAATCAGTGGTCTGCGAAGGCGAGTTGATACCTGCTCCGAGGCGCAACCTGCGCGGAGGGCGCGTGCCGGGCTACAGGCAGCCCGAGCGCATGCGCAGCCGCATCCAGTGCGGTCAGCTGATCAGGCGGCTGCAGATCATCAGCAAGGGCCGCGCGGACGGCACGCCAGCGCACCTCGCGGTGCAGGTGCAGGCGGCGAAGGTGCTGCTCGCCAAGGCGCTCCCGGACATCCAGAACATCACGATCAGCGGCGATGCTGACGCGCCGCTCATCATCCTCACCCGGATGGAGTGATGCGATCGGGGGAATTCCGGGAGAGCGCATGCACGCGCACCCGCTCTTCACTCGGAGAATCGCGCGTTGTCGCCGTTTGCATGAGGAACGTGCGCGAGGTGCAGCTGCTCAGGATCGCGCTCACCGCACGCAGCTGCAGCTGGTGGTGCGTGCGTGTGCGTGCGCTGCTGCGTGCAGCAGGCGCGAGCGTGGCGCGACGCTGGGCGCGCGGCGATCGGACCCCCGGTGGGCTGGTCGCGCCAGCCCCCGGCGGGGCGGGGAAGATGAGGCTCAGTTGGAATTCCCGACACTACCTCCCCTACTCAGCGCATCCCCAGCCGCAGCGCATTTGTAACAGCAGCCCCAGCGCATGACGCGCACCGAGATGGCCCAGCTGCGCGAGCAGGAGGAGCAGCAGGCGCAGCGCGAGCGCGAGGTAGCGATCACGTTCAAAGCGCGCGAGTGGCAAAAGCCGTTGATCAGGTATTTCCGTGATGACGGCAAGCGTGCTTCCGTTGTCGCCCACCGTCGCGCCGGGAAGGATCGCGCGGCGATGTTCATTGAGCTTGAGCAGATGCTGCGTAGCCCGCGCGAGGTCTGGCACACGCTCCCCTCCTACAAGCAGGCGAGGAAGGTGATCTGGGATGCGCTCACGGGTGACGGCAAGCGCCTGATCGACATTGCGTTCCCGGCAGCGATCGTGAAGAAGCGCCATGAGGACGAGATGAAGGTGGAGTTGGTCAACGGTTCGCTGTGGCGCTGCGTCGGTGCGGACAATTTCGATTCGCTCGTTGGCGCGAATCCGAAGCACGTTACGTTCTCCGAGTGGGCCTTGACCGCGCCCAAGTCCTACGAATTCGTTCGACCGATCCTTGCCGAGAACGATGGCACCGCGCTATTCCTCACCACGCCGCGTGGATTCAACCACGCGCATTCCATGCATGAAGCTGCCAAGGAAATGGCTGCGTGGTACTGCGCAACGCATCCGGTGAGCCAGACGAAGTTGATCAACGAGGCGGTGCTGGCTGAAGAGCGCCGCACCATGCCCGATGAACTGTATCGGCAGGAGTACGAGTGCGACTTCTCGGCTGCGAATGTCGGATCGATCTTGGGCAAGTACATCGAGGCGGCTGAACGCGAAGGCAGGATCAAGGCTGGGCCGCTCTTCGATCCGTTTGGCGCAGAGATTCATCTGGTCAGCGACATCGGCTATCGCGACGCTGCGGCATGGTGGTGGGTGCAACCGTGCCCCGGCGGCTATCGCATGCTCGATCACGATGAAGACTCTGGCCTCGATGCCGAGCAGTGGATCGAGCGCCTGAAGGCAAGGGGTTGGACTGTCGGCACATTGTGGCTTCCCCACGATGCGCGCGCGAAGACCTTCCGCTCGCACCTCACCGTCGTGGATATGTTCCTGAAGAGCGGCCTTGCTGCGCGCTACAGGGTCACCCCGCACACCACGATCGCCGATCGGATCAACGCCGCGCGCATCTTCGCGAGGAAAACCGAATTCGATCGCGCATCCTGCGCACGCGGATTGATCAGCTTGCGCGAGTGGCAGTTCAAGTGGGACGAGGAGCGCCACGCCTTTTCTGCCGAGCCGAATCACAACGAACACAGCCACACGGGCGATGCCTTCTCCTATTGCGGCGTCGCCCTGAAGGAGGACGTCCCTACGCCGATCGTCGCGGAGCTTGAGCCGCAGATCGGCCCACCGCACTACGCATTCTCACTTGAGATGCTCCACGACGCGAGGCGAGATGGACTCCTATAGCGCACCAGCTGCAGCCGCACCGATTGCCGAAGGCGAGGACGATCCGCAGGAACTGCTCAACGAACACATGGAGCCGGAACACTGGACCCGCGAACTGCAGACCGCGCGGCGCTGGTTCCAGAAGTGGCACACCCTCGCGCGCTCGATCGAAAAGAAGTTCCTCCTCCAGCAAGCCGACGCCGAGAGGACGGGCGTGGGCGTGAAGGGCGAATTTCCCCTGTTTTGGTCCAACGTCCAGACCGCCCTGTCAGCCCTGTACGGACAAATCCCGAAGGTGAGCGTCGATCGCGCCAACCTCGATCCGGCAGACGATGTCGCGCGCGTCGCCGCGCTGATCCTTGAGCGCATCTTCAACTACGAATCCGATGATCTGGAAAATAGCCCGTACTACATTTTTCAGGACGCGATCCTCGATCGCATGGTCGCGGGCCTCGGCCTTTGCTGGGCGCGCTATGAATTCAATTCCGAGAGCGTGCCGATCGAGGGAGTCATCGATCCGCAAACGGGCCAGACGCTCGCGATCGATGTGATCACCGAGGAGCGCTGCCCGCTCGACTACGTCCGCTGGGAGGATTTTCTCTACTCACCGTGCCGCCGCTGGCAGGATAAGCGCTGGGTCGCGCGCCGCATCCCGATGACCAAGCAGGAATTGATGAAGCGCTTCGGCGAAAAAGCCGTGAACGCTCCGCTCGCATTGAAAAGCGCACCGTCTCGCGCGTTGCGTGATGATGACCCGCTGCGTGCGCAGACCGAGGATCAGGCCGACGTCTGGGAAATCTGGTGCCTGACCACGCGCTGGGCCTACTGGTACGTCGCAGGCCACGACACGCTCCTCGACGCCAAGGAAGACCCGCTGCAGCTGAAAGACTTCTTCCCGGTGCGCCGTCCGCTCATGGCAACGCACCTCACCAACGCCTACCTGCCGCGCCCCGATTACCTGTTCGCCAAATCGCAGTACGAAGAACTGGAACTCATCGCCTCCCGCTGCACGATGCTGACCGAGGCGCTCAAGCTGGTGGGCGTGTATGACAAGACCGCCGACGGCGTGCAGAGGATGCTCAATCAGGCGGCGATGAACCAGCTGATCCCGGTCGATAACTGGGCGATGTTCGCCGAGAAGGGCGGCATCAAGGGTCAGGTCGATTGGATGCCGCTCGAAATGGTGGTCAAGGCGCTGGAGTACCTGACCGCGCGCAAGCAGACCTTGAGCGTGGAAGTCTTTGAGCTTCTCGGGATCAGCGACATCCAGCGCGGCATGGCTAGCTCGCGCGAAACTGCAACCACGCAGCGCCTGAAAGCCCAGTACGGCAACGCGCGATCGGAGAAGAGCGGCGAGGAGATCGCGCGCTTTGTCACCGACAACTACAGGATGCGCGCCGAAGTGATCTGCCGCCACTGGCAGGCAAGCACGATCATGCAGGTGAGCCAGATCGACAAGACCCCCGATGCGCAGTTCGCGCAACAGGCGATCGAGCTTCTGAAGAACGATCCCACCGTCGCGATGCGCGTGAAGATCAGCGCGGAAAATATCCAAGCCCCCGATTGGCAGCTGGAGAAAGCCCAGCGCGTGGACTTCCTCGCGAGCTTGAGCGGCTTCATCTCCTCCTCGGTCCCGATGGTGCAGCAGTTCCCCGGCACCGCAGGCCCGATGTTGAAGATCGTGCAGTGGGTCGCGAGCGGCTTCAAGGGCGGCAAGCAGATCGAGGGCGTGCTGGATCAGGCGATCCTCGCGCTGCAGGCCGACATGGCGAAGCCCAAACCCCCGCCCGTGCCCACGCCGCAGGACAAGAAGGATTTGGCAGCAGCGCAGAACCAGCACGCCGACGCAAAGAAAAAGCAGGCCGAGATTTTGAAGATGATGGTCGAGGGCGGCGTGCCGCTGCCGATCGCCATGCAGATCGCGCAGATGCTGCCGCCGCAGTTCGATCCGGCGACACCGCCTGCACCGCCCCCGGCACCCGGAGGCCAGCCCATGGGCGCTGGGGTCACACAGCCCCCGCAAGCTCCTCCCGGTGTTCCGGGATTGGGTGGCGCGATCTCGGCACCGCGCCCCGGCCCGCAAGCGCCCGTGCGCCCGCCCAGTGCGATGCCCAAGATGCCTAACCTGCCGGGGATGCCGCAGTGAAGGCCTACGCCGACGCTCCGCGCCTGTTGTGCGGCGAGTGCGGTTCGCAATTGCTCATCCAGCGCCCGCGCGGCAGCTGGTGCCCGGTGCGCTGCCTGAACGCGCACTGCGCGGAGAAGGACATCCCGTATGCCTACCAGCTGGTCGAGGTTGAACTGAACCTCGTTCCGGTGGAGACGCCGATCTGATGAAGGTGCGCGAGGCCTACTACGCGATCGGCTGGGGCATCGTGCTGGGCCTGTGCGCGGCGTGGCTCATCTACTGGGTGACGCTCCTCGCGCTCGCGTGGCTCGATGGGACGGGCGCAACGTGAGGCGCTTCGTCCAGCAGGCCGACGGAGAGCTTGTCGAAGTCGGCCCCGACTACGCGCCGATCAGCCGCGCGAGCAATCGCTACGTCGGTGACTCCCACTACGATGGCCTGCGCGCGAGCGATGGCGAGAATATCTCCACGCGCACCAAGCACCGCGAGTACATGAAGAGGAAGGGCCTCGCGACGATGGACGATTTCACCGGGGAGTTCGCAAAGAAGACCGCGCAGCGCCGCCGCTTCTTGGAAACCGGATATGACCCAACGCGCCGCCCCGCGATCGAGCGCGCGATCCGCCAACTGCATGAACGAGGAAAACGATGAGTGACCCCACTGTCCGCGAAGCGATCGAGCAGTCGCTGGAGACGCTGACCACAACCGAAACCCCCGCTGCACCAGCTGCAGCACCCGCCACGCCTGCCCCGCCTGTAGCAGCACCAGCTGCAGCGTCACCCACTGGGAGCGATGCAGCCGCGCCCTCCAAGGACGCGCCCGCTGGTGTTCAGCCGGGGCAGGCTCCTCCTGTAGCCGCGAAGGCCAAGCCCAAGCAGGCTGACCTCTTCGCCCCGGTGGAGAAGGCGCTCGCCCCGAAACCCGCTGCAGCTGCACCCGCTCCCGCGCCAGCTGCAGCGGAACTGAAAGCCCCGGCGTCGTGGAAGGCCGACTTGCGCGAGAAGTGGAAGACGCTGCCCGCCGAGGTGCAGGGCGAAGTCATCCGGCGCGAAAAGGAAAACGACGCGCGCATGCAGGAGTCGGCGAGCCTGCGGCGCTTCGCGCAGGAATTCCGGCAGGTGAGCGAGCCGTATCGCGCCTTCATCGAAGCCGAGGGCGCAAACCCGCTCGCCGCGTTCCACGACTACCTGAAGACCGCAGCGCTGCTGCGCACGGGCGCACCCGCCGACAAGGCACGCATGGTCGCCTCGCTCGTCCAGCAGTACCAGATCCCGCTCGCCGCGCTCGATGCCTACCTCGCTGCCGCAATCCGTGGTGGACCGCAGCCGCAACAACAGCAACCGTATACGCAGCAAGCGTATACAAATGGGCCAGGTGCTCAACAATTCCGCGATCCGCGCGTCGATCAAATCCTCGAGCGCAACGCCGCCATGGAGCGCGAGCAGGTGGTGAACGCGATGAGTGAATTCGCGGGCGACGCGAAGAACGAATTCTTCGCCGATGTGCGCGGCACGATGGCGGATGTGATGGACGCAGCTGCCAAGCGCGGGATCGTGATGGGCCTTGCCGATGCTTACGCGCGCGCCTGCCAGATCGAGCCGGAGGTGAAGAAGGTGCTGGACGCGCGTGCGGCGCAGGGAAGCGTGGGCGCTGCCGCGCGCACCCTCGCTGCTGCGCGTCACGCGGCCTCTTCAGTTCCGAGCGCAGCAGCGCCGCCCGCGTCGCGAAATGCGAGCGCAGCACCTGCGAGCGTGCGCGAAGCGATCCTGCAGTCGATTGACACGCTGACGAGCGCGGCGTAACTTGCGCGACTAGTAGTAGCGCCAATGCATGAACGGCACCGCATGTAGTGGGTGCCGCCATCCTCTGCAGCGGAGAGGCCAATTTGTGGCTTCCCACCGAAACGGCGATGAGAAGTTTTCATCAACCTTTCGCATGGGAGTGGACAAATGGCTTTCCCAACCGTCACCGATGTAGTGGCAACGACGATCGAGTCGCGCACCAAGCAGATCAGCGACAACGTCACCAACAACAACGCTGGCCTCGCCTACATCAAGGCGAACGGCAACGTGAAGCCCATCTCGGGTGGATCGGAGATTTTCGAGGAGTTGAGCTTCGCCGAGAACGGCAATGGCGGCTTCTACTCCGGCTACGATTTGCTGCCTGTCGCCGCGCAAGACGTCATCTCCAGCGCGCGCTTCAACCTGAAGCAGGCCGCAGTCCCGGTGGTGATCTCGGGGCTGGAAGAACTCCAGAACTCGGGCAAGGAAGCGTTCATCGACCTGCTGGACGCGCGAATCACCGTCGCCGAATCGACCATGGCGAACATCCTCTCATTCGGTTTCTACAACGACGGCACCGCAGCTGGCGGCAAGGCGATCGTGGGCATCAACGCCGCAGTCCCCGCAGCTGGCGCGACCGGGCGCGTGGCAACCGGAATCTACGGTGGCATCGATCGCGTGACTTGGGCGTTCTGGCGTCCGTACTTCAGCCTGATGGCTGCAGCTGCGACGCCCGCGACGATCCAAGCCGCGTTCAACGACGTCTGGGCGAACCTCGTTCGCGGTCAGGATCGCCCGAACGTGATCATCGTGGACAACTTCATGTGGGGCGTCTACATGGCGAGCCTGCAGGCGCAGCAGCGCTTCACCGATCCGGGCAAGGCGCAGCTGGGCTTCCCCACGATCAAGTACATGGACGCTGACGTCGTTCTCGATGGCGGCATCTACTTCGCATCCTCCAGCTGGGGAACGGGACTCGCGGCGAAAACCGCGCTCTTCCTCAATACGAAGTTCCTGAAGTGGCGTCCGCACTCGGCGCGCGACATGGTGACGCTGTCGCCGAATAAGCGCTACGCGATCAACCAAGACGCCGAGGTCAGCATCCTCGCGTGGGCTGGCGCGCTCACCTGCAACGGCGATTACTTTCAGGGACGCCTGCTCTCACCGTAACCAGCGCGATCTCCGCTGTGTCCGATCCCGCCGCGAATCCCACGAGGAAACGCGGCGGGAATTTTTTCGAGGAGAACTGAAATGCCTGCTTCGCTTCCCGGCGCGACTCTTGCGCAGAATCTCGCGAACCCCAGCCAAGGTCGCGCGATTACGTTCGATCCGATCAGTGGCGCGAAGGGTTCGCCGCTCGACAAGGACAACTCCGGCAACGCCTCCACGGGCGCGCTCTCGACCGGGATCGGCCTCACGCCGAGCAACATCATCGGCCTGACCGCGCCTGCGTCGATCTTTGCAGCTGGCTACAACGACAACGGTGTCCCCGGCGAGCGCATCACCGTCTACGCCGCGCCGCCGCCTCCCGGAGTGGTCACGACCGACATCGCTGACTCGACCATGATGTACATCGGCGGCGGCAGGATGATTGCCAACGTCGATCCGGTGGGCAAGTTCAGTGTGCCGTTCGTCCCGAGCAAGTACACCGCCGGGATCGCGATCGCTGCAGCTGGCAACGGTGGATCGCGCGACGCTGGCGCTGGCCCCGCGTTCACCGCGTTCGCGATGAAGATGGTCACGGCAACGGGTGCAGTCGCCAACGGCGCTGCGATCGAAGCTGGCTTTCTCAACCGCAGCAACATCGCGATGGTCACGGGCCAAAGTGCATTCGGCTCCGACGCGGCTGCGCTCGCGGCTCCGGCATAGCCATGAAATACACCTTCTTCAAGGAGGGCAAGGTCGAGATGGTGACGATTTACTGCGATCGCACCAACTCGGTGACGCGCATCGCGACTGATCAGGATCACCTCGACGCCGAGGAGCATCCCGAGGAGGAAGTGAAGACGGGCGTGCCGCTGCCGCCGATCGATGAACATCTTAGCGCTGCCGACAAGCAGGTTGTGCAGGACGAGGCCGATGCGGAAGCCGCCCACCGCAAGAGGAAACGCTGATGCCCAGCGCCAGCATGAAGCAGGCGCGCACGATGGCGGCAGCTGCGCACAACCCAGCGTTCGCCAAGCGTGTCGGCATTCCGCAGAAGGTGGCGCACGACTTCAACCAAGCCGACAAGGGGACGCAGCTGCTGCGCCAAGCGATGACAGCGGACGCGCTACGCAATCGAAAGCTGCTGCCCAAGGAACCGGGAGAGCCGCGCGAGCCGAGGGAACGTCGCGAAGAGATGGACTAGTCCCGGCAGCGGGGAGCAGCTGCAGTGTCTACCTAGCAAGGGAGCATGACGATGGAGACTTTCAACGAGGACGTAGAACTCTTCACCAAGGAAACCAAGGGCGACGATCGGCTCGCGGTGCGCTTTTTCTTGAAGCCCGCGCGCGACGACGCAGCGAGCGCCGCTGACGGCGTGATGCGCTTCAAGGACGTCGAGTACGTCCAGATCATGGTCCCCGGCGATCGCGACAACATCATCATCCGGCCCGCAGGCGAGGGCGACAAGCGCCGCTTCGGGCAGCAGTACCGTGATTGGAAGGCCGACAAGTCGAGCGAGCAGGCCGTTGGCACGCCGCTCGATATGTGGGGGCGGCTCACGCTCTCGCAGGTGGAGGAATTCCGCTACATCGGGGTTCGCACGATCGAGCAGCTGGCGGTGCTGAACGACAGCGCGATGCTGCGCATGCCGGGAGCCGCTGAGTTGAAGAGGAAGGCGCAGGCGTTCCTCGATGCGCAGAAGGAAGAAGCCCCGATGCGTCACCTGCAGGCCGAGCTTGAGAAGCGCGACAGCGATACGAACGCACTCAAGGAGCAGCTGGCCCAGCTGCAGGAGCAGGTGGCGAGGCAGGCCGCGATCATCGCAGCTGCGCCGCAGCCGAAGGCCGCGAGGTAGCGAAGTGCCGCTGCAGATCACCGACTTCGATTACGGCACGGCGATCAAGTTCATCGCCCAGATGGTGGGTCATCCGATCCCCACTGATCCCGCCGGATCGCTCGACCCCGCTGTCCAGCAGATGGGCCTTGCGGTCAATCATGGCCTCGGTGAACTGCTCGCGATGAAGGATTGGCAAGACCTGACCGAGAGCGGCTCGATCCCGATCGTCGCGAGCTTTGCAGGAGAAAAGGAAAAATCGTTCCCGCTCCCGGTCGATTACGTCCGCTTCATCGACCAGACGCAGTGGTCGCCGCAATCGTTCCTGCCCGCGCCGGGGCCGATCAGCCCACAGGGCTGGATGCAGGCGATGATCCAATCGGTGGTCCCGGCGATGTACCTGTACTGGCAGATCAGGCAGGACAAGCTCTTCATCCTCGCGCCGCCATTTCCCACTCCGGTCGATTTCAACTTCTATTACCTCTCGCGCGCGCAGGTGATCGATCAGGACGATCCGACGATCCTGAAGAACATCGCGAGCAAGAACGGCGACAAGTTCAAGTTGGACGGCTACCTGATCATGCTGATGGGCCGCATGAAATATCTGGAGTGGAAGGGGTTCGACTCCAGCGCGGCGCAGCGCGACTTCCAGATCGCCTATGACTCGCGCGCTGGCTCCGACAAGGGCGCACCTGTGTTGTCGCTCAATACGGGCGGTGGTCAGCCGCTCATCGGCGGGTGCAGCCTGCCGATCACCGGATACGGCACCTAGATGCCGCTGCAGCCCGTCCGCGCAACGTACCGCAACGCTCCGCGCCTCTCGGCGCAGACGAGGACGCACCAGTACGCGATCTTGCCTGCGCCGATCAAGGGCCTCGATGCAACGCAGCCGCTCGTCGCGCAAGACCCGCGCGCGGCGAACATCCTCGACAACTTCACCGTGCGCCGCTCCGGGATCGAGCTTCGTCCCGGCTGGAAGCGCTGGGTGACGAACCTTGGCGGTGCGGGCGCGCTCGCGAACAAGGTCGTCTCGCTGATGACCTACTTCCATCCGAACCCGGCGCTCTCGAAAATCTTCGCTGCGTGCGATGACGGCAACATCTATGACGTCACCGCCGCGCAGGCAGAAGGATTCGTTCCGCCCGTCATGGTCGCGATCCCCGGTCAGATCAGTCCCGGTCAATTCAGCTGGACGAACTTCTCCACAACGGCGATCAACTACCTGTGCATCTGCGCAGCTGGCGGCGGGTACTGGACCTATGACGCAGCAGGCGGCTGGGTCAATCGCACCCCGACGATCAACCCCGCGCCAGCTGCAGCCGCTGCGCCCAACTGGGACTTCGTCATGGTGTGGAAGAACCGCCTGTGGTTCATCCAGAACGCGACGCAGGATGCGTGGTATCTCGCAACGAACGCGATCACGGGAACGGCAGCGAACTTCGATTTCGGGCCGCTCTTCGTCCACGGTGGTCAGCTGGAAGCGATGGCTTCCTACACGGTGGATGCTGGCGACGGCATCGATGACAAGCTGATCATCGCTGGCTCCGGGGGCGACCTTCTCATCTACGAGGGCACCGATCCGAGCGCAGCTGCAACCTTTCGCATCGCTGGGCGCTGGTACGTCGGCAAGCCCCCGGCTGGACGGCGCTGGATGTCGAAGTACGGTGGCGACCTTGCGATGGTGACTCCGCAGGGGATCGAATTTGTTTCGCGCCTCATGCAGGGCAGGAGTGCGCTTGATCCCGAGGGACTCGGCGACGACGCCGCCACGCGCTACAACGAGGTGATCGGGGCGGAAGTGCGCGCAACTGACGGGCAATCGTTCTGGAACCTCACCTACTTTCCAGAAGAGCAGTTCATGCTCGTCACCACGCCCTACAACAACGCGCAGGCCTCGCACCAGCACGTTTTCAGCGTGATCCCGCGCGCATGGTCGCGCTTCCTTGCGATCCCGATGGTGTGCGCCGAGACGCTCAATGGCGCGCTCTTCTTCGGCACGCTCGATGGCAAGGTGGGCAAGCTCTTCGCTGCGCCCACTGACGATGAGCTTTCCACGGGCGCGCCGGGAGTGAGCGTGCAGGGACGCGCGCAGACCTCCTTCGTCGCACCGGGCAATGACCTGATGGCGTTGAAGCGCCCGTTGCTGGTGATGCCGATGTTCATCGCGGTCGATACCCCGCAGGTGAAGCTGCAGATCAACACCGAGTGGAGCGCGAGCGCACCGCCCGGTACGCCCGCCTACGTTCCCACCGTGCAGGCGATGTGGGATGTCGCGAAGTGGGATCGGGCGTTGTGGACCGGAGGAGCTTTCACGTTCACTGGCTGGGTGGGCGTGCTGGGCTTGGGTGTGTACATGAGCCTGTCGTTCACGCTCACCGGAAGCGCGCGCACGCTCTTCACCAGCTGGAAGATTGTCTTTGAGCCGGGAGGGATCGCCTGATGGCTGGCGATCGCGCAACTACAGCAGGAGCGGGGCCGCAGCAGATGGGCGGCTTCGCTGGCACGCAGGGCCTCGCGCCGTGGTTGACGCAAGGCAGCGCTGCGTTCTCGCCCATGGGCCGCTCGTCGCTGCAACTGGGATCGGGGCAGGCCGCGAAGCTCGCGCAACAGCGCGCGCTCGCGGACCAGCTGCGCGCCGCGCCCGTGCAGGACTATGACCTGTGGAAGAACCCCAAGGGCAGCTTCGGCGACATTCCCGACTACGAAGCGCCGGAGAAAACCTACGCACCGCCCGAGCAGGAGGGCGTGCCCAGTTCCTCGCCCGATGCGCTCGATCCGGGCTATCAGGATCAGCAATTCGGCGCGCACATGGACTACTCGGGCGATGTGCCGACAGTGATTCAAGGGCCGCAGAACAAGAGCGATCCGTACAACTTCGGCCCCGACTACTCGGACTTCTACAACAAGGCGCACGGCGCGGGGAGCTACGACAGCGAAGCCGCGCGCTACGCAGGCCTCGACAAGGAAGACCAGCTGGGCGACTACGAGCAGCTGTACGGAGAATTTCCCGAGGCCGATCCAACTGCGATGGAAGATTGGTTCCGCCGCGCTGGCACGGGCGGCACCGATATGCAACTGAAGCAGAACATGGTGGCGCAGAACCAGCGCACCGAATTGACCGAGGCGATCATTCCGGTTCTCCTGTCGATGGGAATGGCGGCGATCACCGCGCCTGCTGCTGCCGGATCGCTTGCTGGTGCTGCGACCGACACGGTGGGATCGATCGGCGCGGGCACTGCAGCGGGCGGCGGATTCGGCGGCGGCGGATTTTCCTTGGGCAGCTTGATCCCCTCGATGGGGCAAGTTGCGAGCAGCATCCCCTCGGCTGCGTACAACCTCACCGACTACTACGATCGCAGCGGCGGCTACTAAGATGATCTTCACCGCCAACACCGATGCGAAGAAGCACGCGATGTGGAAGTTCCTTTCACTGCACGGCGTGCGGCTGCAAAGGAGCGAGGACTTCAACGCGATCGGTCGCGTGAGCGTGCTGACGGGCGATCTGATCGGCGTGGTCGCGTTCAACAACTTCTGCGGTCGCATCTGCGGCATGCACGCAGCTGGCGACGGCAACTGGATTTCGCGCGAGCTGATTCGCGCCGCGATCGACTATCCGTTTCACCAGCTGGGCCTTGTCGCGCTCGTTGCGGCGATCGCTGCCGACAACGCAAAGTCGCTGCGCATCGCGCAGCACTTCGGATTTCGCGAGCTTCATCGCGTGAAGGACGGCGCGGAACACGGCGTCGATCTGGTGTTTGTGCAAATGCGGCGCGAGGAGTGCCGCTACTTGGGAGAGCGAGATGAGCAAAGGCTCCGCGACACCGCCTGCGCCTAATTTCACGGCAGGTGCGGAGCAGACCGCAGCCGGGAACAAGGAAGCGCTGACCCAGCAAACGTGGGCCAATCGCCCTGACCAGAACACGCCGTGGGGATCGTCGTTCTGGACGACGGGCCAGCAAACCGATCCGGCGACGGGCCAGCCCGTCACGACTTGGACGCAGAACGAGACGCTCGACCCGTCGCTGCAGGGCGCGCTCGACCAGCAGCTGCAGATGCAGGGCGATCGCACCAACCTCGCCAGTGGCTTCATGGGCCGCGTGGGCGAGGCCTACCAGCAACCGTTCGATTGGCAGAACCTGCCGGGGATGTCGGGTACGCCCAACGCGCAATTCACGCAGGGCCGCAACATGGCGACGAACTTGTCGCCCACGACCGGGACGACGAACGAGGCTGCATTTGGTGGTGAGCGCCAGCGGATCGAGCAGGGCCTGTTCGATCGCATGGCCCCGCAGCACCAGCAGCAGGAAGCGCAGACGCGCACGATGCTCGCCAATCAGGGACTCACGCCGGGGAGCGAAGCCTACAACGCCGAGCTTCAGCGCCTTGGTGACCAGCAGTCGCGCGAGCGCTTCAACGCCATGGAGATGGGCGGCAGCGAGCAGGCGCGCATGCAGCAGATGCTCCTCGGGCAGCAGCAGCAGGCCTTCGGGCAGCAGGGCGCGGCTGGGCAGTTCTACAACCAAGGCCAGCAGCAGATGTTTGGTCAGGACTTGGGCGCGAACGCGCAGAACTTCTCGCAGATGAACCAGCAGGCCGACTACCAGAACCGGATGCGCCAGCAGGCGATCGCCGAGCAGGCAATGGCGCGCGGCATGCCGTTGAACGAGATGAACGCGATGATGTCGGGCCAGCAGGTATCGATGCCGGGGATGCCTGCGTTCATGGGCAGCGGCATGGCGCAGGCACCGAACTACATGGGCGCACAGCAGGCGCAATACGGTGCAGGCCTCGATGCGTACAACGCGCAGCAGGCACAGCAGACCGGATTGCAGAACGGATTGTTTGGCCTCGGTAGCAGCGCGCTCATGGCCTACGGGCTGGGTGGAGGATTCAAATGATTTTCCCCGAGCAGTACATCGATCCCGAAGAGGACGCCCAGCGCTACGGGCTGAGTGAACTCGATCGCGGCTCGCCCCCGATGGGCAGCGGCATGTTCGATCCGAAAAAGAAAATGGATCGCCCGATGACGCTGGAGGAGATTCTTCTCGCGCAAGCGCCCTTCGGTGCGCGCCAAAAGCAACTGCAGATGCAGCTGGCGTTCGCTGACCAGCTGCGCGGCGAGGGCATGCCGCAGATGCGCCAAGCCGGGCGCGTCAACGTCGCGCCGAACTGGATGGAGTCGGCGAATGCTGGCCTGCGCCGTGGCTACGGTGATTACACGCGCGGCAAGGGCATGGTCGAGGGTGGACAAATCTATGACGAGGGCGTCGCTGAATTGAGGAAGCTGTTGGAGGAGAACAAGGCCGCGCGCTACGGCTCCGGCGGGGGCTTCGCCGAGTGATCAACTTCCCGCCCGATCTGTTGGGCAGTGACATCTTGGTGAACGCCAAGCGCGAGGAGTTGAGGAAGCGCCTCGCCGCGCAGGCCGCGATGAATCCCGGCATGACGATCGAGCGCGATCCGAGCTTGCCGCAGGACGAAAGCGGCAACGTCGAGATGCTCGACTCCTCCTACGGCACGCCGCCCCCGGCAGCGATCCCGCAGTCGCTTGCGGTGCAGGCCGCGACCAATGCAGCTGCCTCGCCCCCGAGCGCGCCACAGTCGGTTATCCCGCAGGCGCGCGCCGCACAGGGCGGTGGCTATGGCGCTGGTGCTGCGCGCGGCACAGCCGCTCCTGCGAAGGCCTCGCCCTACGCCGAGGTCGATGCCGAGCTTGCGACGCTGCGTGGGCGGCGCGACAAGCAGATGGAAGACCCCGACTACGGGCCGCTGAAAGAGCAGATGCGCGGTCGAGCGTTCGATGCAGGCAACGCCGCGATCGGCGTGGGCCTTGCCGGGATCGGCCCTGATTGGATGCAGGGCATGGCGGCACCGATGGCGCAGCGCGTGGCGAAGATGAGCGAGCCGATGAAGGTCGAGGGCGGCGAGATCGACAACGAAGGCAACGTGCGCCTCGATCCGGGATTCAAGCGCACCCAGCAGATGGAGTTCCTGCAAAAGCGCATCAACGAACTGGAAGGCATCAAGACGCGCGCGGTCAGTGCCGAGCAGCATCAGGAAATCCTGCGCGAGCAGATGAAGCTGCGCCAGCAGCAGGCTTCGATCGCAGCTGCAGATCGTGCAGCGCGCACCAAGCTGGAAGAAAGGAAGTTGGAACAGGAGCGCTGGGTCCATGTCGCCGATCCGGTGAGCGGCGAAGTCTTCGCCTACGATCGTGGCGCGAAAGACCCGAAGGCAACGATGGTTCGCTTGAGCGATCTGTCGAGCGCGGTCGATCCCGCGACCGGGTTGCCGAATCCCCCGAAGCTCACCGAGGCGCAGCAAAAATCGTTCAACGCAGGCAACCGCCTTGCCACGGGCCTGCCGCAGATGCAGGCGATGCTCTCCGGGGGATACGAGCCGTCGATCACCGACGTTGCGTGGCAGGCCAACATGGGACAGGCAGTCGGAGTTCCCTTGGGCTACGCGGCGAGTTCCACTGGCAAGAATTTCTTCACGATCGGGCGTGACGTCCTTGCTGGCGTGCTGCGCAAGGAATCGGGCGCGAACGTCACCAAGCAGGAGTGGGACAACTACGCCGCGATGTGGTTGCCATGGCCCACTGATGACGCCCGGACGCGCGCGACCAAGATGCAGCTGCTGGAGAACCAGTTCCGCACGATCGGCGCGGAGTCGGGGCCAGCGGGCAATCGCTACATCCAGATGGCGCGCAAGCTGCATGAAAAGACGGGCTTCGGCGCGGCCCCGCAGGCTGGTGCTGGACCCGCTGCAGCTGGTGGCGTGCCTGATCCGGTGC